CTACAACTTCCGCAGCTAGAGATAAATCCTCTCCTGTAGCTAAAGCTAAATCTAAAACAGCTTGTTCCATACCCTTAATTTGGGTGGGGTCAAAACCTTTACGACCAAGAACTAATTGAAGTTCAGCTACTTGTTGAGCCGTAAATTGAGTAGTCGAACCTAATCGTTTTGCTTCGTCCGTAAGCATCTTAAACTCACTAACAGAAGCCGATGTAACAGCGTTCACTTTCATCATACTATTCTCAAACGTAGAGAACGCATCGAAAGCTGATTTACCTAAAGCAGTTAAAGGTGCTGTAATACCAAACGACATAAGCGAACCCATTCGAGCTGCACCCGAAGCGAATTTAGCTAACGATTTGTTCGCCTTTCCTAATCCGTTCTCTAGCCCTTTTATATTGGCTGCTACAATTATCGAGATGGTCTTTACTGAACCCATAATTTAACCTTTCTTTTTAAGTAGTATTCTTTTGTGTCTAGCTACGTCTTTTGCAATTTGCTCTGGTGTAGCTATAGTTATATTTTGTTTGGAATATTCATTATCCCAAGGGAGAGGTAGAACCTTTTGAAGTTGTAATTTATCTTTAGAGTGAGGAGCTAAACAACCATACATTATGTATCTAGTCTGCTCCCAATCGTTCCTGTTTGAGCGTTCTATAATAGCCCTAAACCCTTTAAGCTTGTTATTAAAAGAACGAGGAGTTAGCCCATATAATTCATCATAAGCTAACTCCAAATGTCCTAATCCTATTTCTTCAAGTTTATCCCAGTTTATATCTCCATCATCCGAATCGACTTCCTCTCCCTCGACTACTTTCCCTCGCTTTGAGGTTGGTCGAGTTGGAACGCTTCGAATATTTCGTTTACTTTCGAGAAGTCCTCGTTGTCAATCCAATTCTCAATGTCCACTATTTTATAAGCAAACTTATCTCCAGCTTTCTTTGCTCCGTGCTTTAATCCGTAATAAGCGATTATACCAATGTGGTCTATCTCCGTTCCTAATTGATTCAAGTCTTTTAACTTTAATCCGCACTTGTTACAAATGTCTTTTAAACATAAGTAACTAAATCTAACTGGTCTGAATTGACCGCCTAATTCTACCTTATTCATATCGTTCTACCTTTTTGAATTGTTAATGTTATGCTATTACTTGGTCTAATAATCCTGTACCTGTAAGAGATAAAGAGAACGTAGCGTTTTCTTCTACTCCTGCATCTGCCGAAATACTTGTAACAAAAACTTGTCCTGTATAGGTGTTAGTTCCTACAGTAAAGACTGCTGTTGTAGTTGCAGTAGAGTCTGCCGCTGTAAGTAAAGTGAAGCAATCTGCCATTGAAACATCTGTTGTTGCTATATCAATGAAAGCGTCCCCACTCAATTCCCAAGACATTAATCCTGCTAGTGATTGAGAGAAACCTCCTGATGCTTTTGACGTTTTATCTCTTAAATCTCTACTAATAGAGAAAGATGCACTTGTAGCGTGAGCCATTATAGACCCATCTACCGATAGGGTCACTTGTGATGCGTTTTGAACTGCCATTTTATGTTAGTTTTTAATTATTAAACAATCGAAAATTACGTTTTTGTAGAATTTCTCAGCCGACTTGAAGTATTCATCATCGAGTCCTTCGAATCTGAACTTTGCCGTATAAGATACACCATCTTCGGTGTAAGTTGTTGTTGTTAAATCTAAAGCTTCTACTACTGCCTTAGATTGATTATATGTAGTTATATAGCTATCAGCAAAACAAGCTATTCGTATCGACACGTTGCAAGAGTTTAACGAACTGCCTTTAGACATAAAGTTACTTACGTTCATTATTTCATAAGTCGTAGCAGGGTAGTTCGTTCCTTGCGGAATGATTACAGGAAACACTTTATGTGAACCGTTAGCGGTTATGAAATTTACATAACCACTTAGAATCGAAACTACTTTTTTACCTATTACTTGAAACATACTACTTTAATCCAACTTCTCTAATTAACTTGTCAAGCATTTTGCTTATATCTCTCTGAGCTGTACTAGCCATTTGAGAACCTTTCTTTTTTGCTACCTCACTAGGGTAATCGTGCATAGGTTCAATTCGACCTACGGATTTACCGCTTTTGTGAAATCTCTCCTTAGTACCAGCAATTAACATTGCAGCTAAGTTTTTACTCTTTTTACCATCAACCCAAGTTGGGTTTAATTTCTTTAAATTAACACCTACATAAATACTTGGAAATCGAGTATGTTTAGCCGTTTTTAATCCAATAGAATCTGCTATGGATTTACCTTGAACTTTCGTCTGAGTACTTGCATCGTAGCGAACACCTGGAGTCTTAGTCTTTGTCATGAACTTATAGTTGTTCTTTAAAGCTTTCTTAGCTATTTCAGCAGCAGGTCGTAACGCTTTGTTTACAAGTGACCTTGACTCTTTGGTAGTTTTACCTAATCGCTTTAAAGCCCTTTTAACCTTCTTAATGCCTTCGACTTCTATTCTATGTGAACTATGTTTAGCCATAATGAATTTAAACTATAGATTCAGTTGGTAAATCTTGCTTTACAAATATCTCAATGAACTCTTTTCTAGGGTCAATAACGAACCCTATAATATCGTAAGTTTCACTTGTACTAACTTCCTCTAAAACCCAATTTGATTTTATCGTAGCAGTTTCAGATGAATACCTTATTGTATAAACGAACCTCGAATATGATTGAAGTTCTTTTCCTTCAAACTTCTCCTTAACGTCTCTAAGCGACTTTACATTCTTATTAGCCCAAACTGTCGTGTGAGTTGAATAAGACTCTGCTCGTCCTCCGAAACTATCCTCAGTTGAGCTTATTGATTTTAATCGTATTCTTTGATTAAATTCACCTGCCGTTACTTTGCTTATGAACGCTGCCATTTAGTAGTAGCATTTATAAGGTTGTAATAAAATCTCAGATGTCATAGGGAAAGTTCGTTTCCTATCCTCTCTGAAATAATACATATCGGCTACAATTAATTTAATCGCTTGTTTTATCGCTTCGGGTATATCCGTACTAGCAGACCCAATTCCTGTACCGAAATCAAACCAAAACACATTTGATTTGTCCGATTTTAAAGTAACGGAAGGGAAGTCAGAATCTAAATATACTATTGAAGGATTAGAATAAGCATCTATGTGAGCTTTAGTTGAAGCAAATTGTGAATCACTATCGTTGTCTATCCACTTTACAGGATTAATTACATCTAAAGTACAATCTGGATAAACTAAAGAAGCTACACTTGTTACACTATCAAAGTATAGTCTGTATTCGTGTTTAATGAAGTGACGACCACAAAAGTTTTCAGCCATTTCAGTCGCAGCATCTATATATAAACCAAGTAAAGTATCTTCGTCCGATGTGTCTATTCTAAGGTGTGACTTTACATCAGCGACCGAAACAACCTTTGTAGTTGGATTGGTAACTAAAACTAAATCGCCTTGTAAATCTGGGTTCAGATACATAAATTGGTTTTATAAGAGGTAATAAATGGGAAAGCTCTTTTTAAAGAACCTTCCCCTTTTATTTATTTAATTAACTAGGCTGTTAAAGAAGTTGCTTTAACGAACGCACCTGGTTGAGATAATCCCCAATCAATGTATTGGTTAATCACTAATTTCACTTCACCATGTCCTGCTCTAGAGTATGGGTCAACCGTAATGTCTAGTCCGCCAAACATTCCGATAAATAATTTAGAGAAATCTCCGAAGATAAAATCAGCAGAAGCAGTACCACTACTTGTACAACCAGTCGTGTAGAAAGTTGGATAACCATTAACTAAGTTTCCTTGTGAACCTACAGTTACAGCAGCTACTTGTGCAGAACGCTTTAAATCTTTCATTAATTTAGGGTTAGCTACATAAGCTAAGTTTCCAGAAAGACCTTCGTTATTTGCTAACGCTGACTCAGCTAAACCGAAATCGTCAAAGATAGATGCGTTTGGAGTATAAGAGTTCTCAGTAATAGTAAGTACGTTAGAAGTAGCACCAATAGAAGCTGGAGCATCACTTACACTAGATGTAGCAAATATAGCTTCATCAATTGCGTGACCTGTAGCACGACCTAAATCTTCAACTACGGCAGCTTGAACACCAGCACCATTTTGCATCAATAATTGCTTAGATATATTTACTCTAGAAGTTATTCTAATAGGAGATAAATCTAATTTACCGAAGTTAGCACCACCATCGGCAGCTTCCGCAACCTCACCAGTAGCCCAAGCTACAGATTGTTTAGCTGTAATAGGTAAACGAGTATCAGCAGAAAGTCCCGTAAGGATATTAGCTCCTACACGATTAAATACAGATGCTTCTCTTAAAGCTTCTTGGAATCCTAATACTTGAACAGGAGCAATAGCAGATGTTCCCTGAGTTACATCAGCACGTTGTTCTAGTAATCTAGATGGAATACCTACTCCCTCAATGATTCGACCTGTCGCTCTAGCTTCTAATACAGCTTCATCGTGTAACTCTTTTTCAAGACCATCCAATGTACCATCCATTAAGCCTTTAATAGCTTTAAATAAAGAGTAACCTCTTTTTTCTTCTTTTTTCACTTTTTCTTCGGTTTTAGGTTTAAGTGCCATTTCAGCATTCAAAGACTCTTGACGTTCAACCGTTTCAATGTCTTTCTTTAATTTGTCGATAAGAGTCATTTTACCATCGTATGAAACTTGTTCAGCTTCGGTAAAGTCTCTTTTTTCCGTTTTACACAATTCTAACATTACGTTAGCGTCTGAAATGCTTGTTGCACGTTCTTGACGTAATTCTACAGAGTTCTTCATTTTCTTTTAAAATTTACTTTTCAGTTTTAATTCGTTATGTAAGTGATTGATTTTTCTAAGTGTATCAGCACTATCGCTTTTCGCCCTTGCTTCTAATTC